AAGGATCACCATATTCCAAGTTCCCAGATATACGCCCGTTATATAACATCCCGAATGTATTAGCATCTGACCGTGTTATATGGGTCGAGGGCGAAAAGTGTGCTGATGCTCTAAACCATGCTGGATATACAGCTACCTGTACGATTGGCGGTGCTGGTGCGCTAACAAAGAAGACTGCTCACCAGTTTGACTTTTCCCCATTGCAGAACAAAGAGCTTATTTTGTGGCCTGATAATGATCCTGCTGGCAAAAAACTAGCTGATCTCATACAGGATTTCGCTTTGGCTGCTGGCGCTAGGTCGGTCACAATGCTCACACCGCCTATGGGTAAACCTGAAGGTTGGGATGCTTCAGATGCTTTGTCTGAGGGCTATAACATTGAAGAATTTGTTAATACTAAAGCAAAGATAACCAAAACAAATATTAACCTTCTTGATGATTCTTTTCTTGTAAGTCGGTTTGCCGGGGCTGCACCCGAACAAAAGTTCTTAATTGATGGCACGTTTCCGCTCGGGGTTCCTATTCTGTTTGCTGCTGCTGGTGATGCTGGCAAAGGCATGATGACCTTGGATATGGGCATGAAGGTAGCGTCAGGCAAGCCAATGACAAACACGTTTGGCGGTCTGGTTAAAGAGTTCGGGAATGTGGTGATTTTTACTGCTGAAGATGACGAAGCTGAGATGCACAGGCGGGTTGAGCGGCTTGATCCATTTGAGGAGCGGCGTGGTTATCCGCATGACTTAAAGATTGTATCGCTTCCAAATGTAGGCGGTGTGTTTGCAATCATGAACGAGTCCAACGGCGAGTTCAGCACAACAGCAGAGTTTGAGAAGATATACGAACAAATCTTGCAGATGAGTAATTTGAAATTGATCGTGTTTGATCCGCTGGCATCTTTTGTTCATGCGGATGTCAACGCTGATCCTGCTGCTGGCGCTGCTTTAACAGGTCTGCTGGCTCGTATGGCGACAGAAACAGGTGCATCTGTACTGGTTTGCCACCACATGACGAAGATCAAAGACGATGCAGTGGTTAAAACACCAGAGCAAGCTCGTAACCTTATTCGGGGTACAACGGCTCTGGTCGATGGTGTCAGGTCATCGTTTGCCATGTGGCAAGTTGATACTACCCGTGGAAAGAAAACATGTGAACGGTTGGGTTTACCTTACCAGCGCAACAGTTGTTTTGATGGCGCTGTGGTCAAGTCTAACGGGCCAGCCAGTAGAAATGTTCGGCATTTTGTCCGAGATCCAATGACTGGGCTGCTAAATGATCGAACTGAAGAAATTAAATCACTGAGCAGTGGCACGATGCTTGAGATGAAGCTAGATGCCATGTTTGATTGGATTATTCATTGTGAGCGCGAAGGTGTGGCTCTAACGCATATGAGTGGCAACAACGGGGTTCATAAGCGTTCAGAGGACGCTGATGCTCCTGAGATACTGCAAGGCATCGGGAAGCAGACATTAGAGGGATATGTTCGGACATTGCAGCAGGATGGTCGGATTGATAAGTTTCAGTTGACCGCAACAGGCGGCAGGGTATGGCTCGGAGCAGTTGATGGGCCTATGAGTCGTGGTGAATATGAAGCTGTTACAGCGAGGGATAACGTATGAAAAGAGCAGAGGTGCTGGACACAGCGAAGAAGTATGTAACGAAAGACCGGGCAGCAGATCACGGTGCTATGGAGGATAATTTCCGAACAATTGCTCGTTACTGGTCGATTCACTTGGGAATGGACATTACCCCGGGCGATGTAGGTGTAATGATGAGTCTGCTCAAAATTGCTCGTATTAAAAGTAACGTGAGTCACGAAGATAATTACATTGATGGCTGTGGTTATCTTGCATGCGCGGCAGAGTGTGAAAAAAATACTTAGTTTTTTTGTTGACAAGTATGCAATCACTTCTTATATCTGTTATCAGCGACTATCAATGGAGGTTTATCATGACTTACAAAATTGAAAATAATATTCCAATACCCGCTAATGATGGGCGTGGGCGTGGAAAAAGCAAATTGCGTTTAACTATAGAGAAAATGGAAATTGGAAACAGTATCGTCATACCTATAAAGAAGTTAAGGGGCGTACATCAAATCGCGTATGCGTTAGGCATAAAGGTCATAACCAGAAAAATTAATTCAGATGAAACTCGTGTCTGGCGTATTGCACATGACGGGATGCTGGAGGTCAAAATAGATGGCTAGATCAACAAAATATCTGGAAGCACAGGCGTTGCTTAATCAAACGATCAACGCCGTGCATAGTTTAGTTACCAGTGATGCTACTGAAGCCGAAGTCGAGTTGTTACTTGGCGCGGCAGGTGGATTGCAGGAAGCGCAGTCAATGTTGATTAAGGCAAGGTTGAGGGTAGAGAACGATGGCTGAGACAAATACATGGGATGGCGTTGAGCGTATGGCTAATGACATGAAAAAGCGTAATTTGGGCGTTGAGGAAGACGGTCCTGTTTTGGCGAACATGGTGCAAGCGGCTTTGGCTGAACCAAAGAAGGGTTTTGCTATGTATACTGGCGGAAGTGTCGCTGAAGCCATGAGGCGCAACATGCAAGCTGATATGGCAACGATGCAAAAGTTTATGGTGGACAATACACTTTTGGACGAAATTGTTAAAGCGTCTTTTGTTAAGCCACAAACATTGCTTGCTATGTTGCATAGGGCTATGCCGTGCTTTGATAGCATGTGGGTGGAGTGGGATGAACATGCACGTTTGCAATCAAGAAAAAAGGCGCATGATAAATATACTCCAGATATGTATATTCAGTTTAATGATGATGATAGGTTTGTTGATGGTTCACGAGTTGGGTATCACATCCGCAAAGTAAACGACAAAATCATTTACGCTAAATACCAAATAACAACACAAAACGGTGTGGAGCAAATTGGAGCCTATCCATTAGGTTTTTCGATTTCTAATATTGACAGAATGTTCTCTGATCAAAATGAAATGCTTGCGGCAAATTACAATCAAGTAACTTCTGATATTATTTTCGCGCCTTGGTATTACGCAAAGTATAGTAAAGATCCTGTTCAAAAAGAGTTCTTGGACGATATTATGTTTAAATGTGGCATCGTTCAAACAGCGGCTATGCACTGGTCTATACCTGCACAAAAGTTCAAAATGGGTTGGGAAAAAGATGAAATGTCTGAGTTAGTCAGGCGTAACTTTTTGCCCGGTCATGGTGATGAGCAAGGTTTTGGAATGGGAGATGTCAGGTTTTTAATCGCGCTACTTAGTACGCTCAATTACGATCAGGTTATTCATCTAAGCACAACACCGCCAAAAAAGATTGATCATGTGCGGTTTGGTCGTGTGGTTCCAAAGAACGAGTACAAGGTGGTAACAATTCAGTTACCCAAGCCTCGTGGTGTAAAGATCTATGAGCAGATGTTTACAGGGCATGGAACGCCCAAGAGAGAGCATTGGGTAAGAGGACACCATAGACGTATCAGAGGGCGTAGTGAGCCAACGTGGATACCGCCTCACATAAGAGGCAACCCAGAGTTGGGTACTATCGTTCATGATTATAAGTTGGAGGGCAGGTAATGAACGTGCTTAGTTTGTTCGATGGTATGTCGTGTGCAAGGCTGGCTCTTGATAGGGCTGGCCTACCTGTTACAAAATACTTTGCCAGCGAGATTGATCAATACGCAATTAAAGTTGCCAAGGCTAACTATCCCGACACAATACATGTGGGCAGTGTTCATAACGTAATATGGCCTGAGATATTTGACGGTGAGCCGATTGATCTGTTGATCGGCGGCAGTCCGTGTCAGGGATTTTCGTTTGCGGGTGGTCAGTTGGCGTTTGATGACCCGCGCAGCAAATTGTTTTTTGAATTTGTTCGTGTTTTGAAAGAGTCCAAGCCGAGGTATTTTCTGTTGGAAAATGTCAATATGAAGCAAGAGTTCCAAGATGTCATAAACGAACAATTAGGGTGCAAACCCGTGGATATTAATTCCAATATTGTCAGCGCACAAAACAGGCGAAGGCTTTACTGGACAAATATTCCCGTCAGGTCGTTGCCGAAAAACAAGCGTATATACCTAAAGGACATATTGGAAGATGGCTTTACAGACCGCGATAAAGCGCATTGCGTGGATGCAAATTACTTCAAGGGCGGCAATCTAAAGTCATACTTTGAAAAGCACAGGCGGCAGTTGGTGTTTGATTTCGCTGATGAAGCGGACGCAGAAGGCACAGTTCTGGCTGGAGAAGCTGATCTGAAGGGGCATGACTACAACAGGCGTGTGTATCACCCAGATGGCAAGGCACCAACGCTTGCAGCGGCCTCTGGCGGCAATCTGGAGCCGAAGATATTACAGATCGCCCGTGGCGCTAATAAAGGCGGTATCAGGGCGGACAATGGTAAAGTCCCGTCTATGACAAGTTCATCATGGGAAAATAACAATTTGTTGCTTTACCCTGCGTCTATCGTAGGCCGTAGGCTAAATGACGGTGTGCGCGATGATTACAACAAAGACGTTCCTGTTAGTCAGTGCCTAGAGGTGCATGACACCAAGGGTAAGGCTAGATGTCTGTCTACAGTGGAGAAGGATACGCTTGTGTCCCCATTGCCAACAGGACGCTATCCAGATGCGTATAGCGATGACATGCGGCTTATGTGGCGTAAACTAACGCCAGTCGAGTGTGAACGGTTGCAGACCGTTCCAGATAACTACACCAACCATGTATCAAATACACAAAGATACAAAATGTTGGGCAATGGCTTTACAGTTGATGTAATAGCTTTTTTATTAGAGGGCATAAAATGACTAATTACGAAAGACACGGAAGTGATGATTATTGGCAAGAGTATTATGGTCAGCTAGAAGGCGCTAAGATTACCAAGTTCTGGATGGGTGATGATGGATACCCTACATTCGGGTTAGTTCATCCCAAGTTGGGGGCTTTGGTCATTGAAGTTAGCCGTGACCCGGAGGGCAATGATCCCGGGTTTCTGTTTATTAGCGATGGAAAGGGAGGCGATTGAGGTGATGACAACATATCAAAGACGAGGACATTTTCGTATGCAAAATGGCAATAGGGTTTGGGTTAACTCAACGGTTTGTGAAAAAAGCAAGTCTAGTAAGGAGGCTACAATGGGATTTAAAACAGGAAACTACATGACTGGTATCGGGTTTTTACTCGTGTTGCTGATGTCAGCAGTCGAGCCTATGCCGCACAGCTTTGAATTGTTCTGGTTACATGTCGGGACTCTGATGATCGGAGCATTGCTGATGGGTTCGGGAACATACCTTACATGGAAAGGAAAATAGAATGAAGGTACCTACAATAGAAGAAATTAAGGACGCTCTTAGATTGGTAAGTGATAATCCACCGTACAGGCAAAAGATCAGCCGTGATAAAGCTAAAGAACAGGGATTAAAAACATTCTTTACTGGTAATGCCTGTGTACATGGGCATGTTTCAGATCGTCTGGTCTCAAACGGCAATTGCGTAGATTGTTATTATGTTAATGTGAGGTGTTCTTGATACGTTCTTGTTTTGGTTTAGAAGTTTAGAAACCCAAAGTTGGTACCCCAAAGTTCATAAAGTTGTTATGTATCAATGGGTTAAGAGGTTTTGGTTTGGGTTTGCAATGATAGCACAAACAAAGCAAAATAGGGGTCGTAAGTTATTGAAAAGGTTCAAAGTTTAAGGTTTGGGTTTTTTACCCTATTACATAGGGGTATAGGTATAAACAAACCTATACCCTGTAACGTGTGGTTGCTGCACCAGTAACCAGAAGAATTGTTCTACTTAGGAGGGCGTAATGCCGAATGTCGGAGAAGATCTACCAAAGGAACAGCGTCTTGCTGGACACAAAAGATTAACACCACAGCAGCAACAGTTTCTGGATATGTATCTGCACAAGGATATGACACAGACTGAAGCGGCTCGTCAGGCAGGGTACAAAAATCCCACAGTGCAAGCTGTGAGGCTGTTGCGTAATCCAGTGGTAGCGGAACGCCTACAGGAGATGAGACTGGAGACACAGGCTCGTTTCGGGGTAACAATCGACAAATCTATTCGGGATCTAAAAAAGATTAGAGATCAAGCGTGGGAAATGGGCAAATTCAGCGATGCGTTGAGAGCAGAGGAACTGCGGCTGAAGGCTGCGGGACTACTTATCAACAAGCAGCACGTTGTCAAAGAGGAGATCACAGCGAACACAAAACAGGATATTGCGAACAAATTGGCTGAATATAAGCGATTGGCTGAGTCTCGTATGGTAAATGTAACACCAGATATGGGTATTATTGAGCATGACCCACAAGATATAGTGAAAGATAGCGGATAACCCAGATATTCCCATAAAACACTCCGCGTGGGGGGAGGGGGCGGCGACCATCGGGCTTTTCGGGCCTATACCAGTAGAATTGTTCGGGTTCGGGGTCATCGGGCTGCTGATCGGGGCATCGGGATCGGGATTCATCGGGATCGGGCTTGACATCGGGGCCGCATCGGGGTCATCCTGTCCTCTCCTCCCTTAGAAGAGACTCCTCGGTGGCCCCGTGCCGCCGGGGTTTTTTCTTCGGAACCCGTACAATTGTTCGGGATCGGGGCTGCGCCGTCCCCGGCGACCTCCCCTAGATCTAGTTGTACACCCCCGGCACCCAGTTGCTGCTGCCCCCGGAAGCCTCCCAGTAATTTAAAACCAGTACAATTGTTCGTATTGTTTTTGCCGTCCCAGTTGTCAGCGGTTTTGTACCACATGATACTTTTTTTATTTTTTTGTTCTTTTTATGCTTGACCCTGGTCGCAATGATTGCTATATATAATAAGTAAGCCAAAAGTATAATGCCGTTAGGTGATTATAATCGTGGCTAGGCCAGTGAGATGGGTTAATGGGTTATCCCGCTCACTGGCTGCACTTAAACAGGAGGGCAAGATGATTAGCAAATCAATTTCTTATAAACTTGTAAACAAATCAACAGGACTGGTAGAGGCCGAGGGCAACGCTAAAGCAATGCGAAAGTTACGCAAACAGCAGCCAGAACAGTTCGAGGTTTATTTATCAACTAATAAACCTATGATCGGGCAAAAAATGTAACCTGTAACATAACATTTTCATTACCTGACCCGGCGATAGCCGGGTATTTTTTTATCCGTGCTGCAGCTCGATTTAAAACCAGTACAATTGTTCTGGTTGTCCGCTGCAACCGCTGTGCTGCTGCGGCCCGGCACGTGCTGAAAAAAATTCTTTTTTTCTTTCTTTTCCTGTTGACAGTGTGTGCAATGATTGCTATATATAAGTACAGAAGGAGGGCAAAAGCCATGACTTACAAATATGAAGAAATCAAAGAACACTTCGTTGACTGGATGAAAGAGCAGGACGCGGAGTGGCTAAAAGATAACAAAGACGATTGGCACCACCACGCATTCAATATGGACTATTACATTATTGGAACGCAAAAAGCGATTGAGTGGATGGGTGACCAAGTATTCAAAATCATAGAAACCATCAAAGAATACGAACAAGACAACTTTGGTGAGGTAACAACTGACCTGTCTAGCCCTGAAAAGCTGGTGAACATGTATGCTTATATCGTAGGCGAACAGGTTGTTGACGAATGGAGGTAGATATGGAAAACCTGAACGAATACCAAAAACTTGATTGGATAAGTTTTGCAATACAAGAGGCATTAAACGGTAATAATGGCGAATTAATGCAGGCGTTAGAGCTTGTTGAGGATTTGCGCGATACACACACATATGAAGATGAGAGGTAGACATGAGTAGACTATATTTCGCCTATGGCTCTAACTTGAACAAGAGCCAGATGGCACTGCGTAGCCCCACCGCGAAAGCGTTGGGGTCTGCGTACTTTCCGAATTGGCGGCTTGTCTTTCGGGGCGTAGCCGACATAGAAGAAGGTGACGAGCAGGACTTGTTGCCTG